AGCCGATTCGTCGGCATATCCGGCTGCTGGATTACCGCGTAGCTTTCCCTAACCCGCACCGATGTCACGACCCTCATCAGTGGCAATTACGGCACCGTCAAAGGCTATAGGTCCGGGCCGATGGTGACGTTGCGAATCGACTGGAAGTCGTCGGCCTCCGGCTCGTGGAACAACGGCACGTTCGGCACTCTGCCCGAAGGATGGCGTCCCCCAATGGATTTGAATTTCTCATTTGGCGGACGCGACGGCGCGAACCAGAAGATCATCAACGCAAACGCGAACGGAACCATGACCTACGCCAATCAGGGCGGCACGCAGGGCACGGACGCGTTCGGCATGACCGTCTCATACGCGCTATGACCCGTGGGGTCACTGCAAGACAGTGCAACCGCCTGAGCCAGTGTCCCGAAGCTATGCGGCGGGCATCGGGTCGGCGGTCCTCCATACGCCGGTGCATCCCGCGTACGCGCTGTTCGGATTGCCAAGCATCGTGACGGTGCCATTGGCCTCGCCGTAACAGATGAATGTCGTTTCACCACCGAAAACGGCCACGGGCGTATTGACGATGACGGGTCGATACCCTTCGGGGAGCTTCTCCTGAGCCTTCGTGTAATCGTTCTGCCCGCTACTGTTGAATTTTACGTTGCCACCCATGAAACAGATATCACCGATGCGCGTAAGCAAAATGCTGTCGCTGCTGTAAGGTACTCGCCACGTCGTAGAACGCTGGGTTAGGGAATCCCACACGTCGCTCATCGGCTTCAACACGTTGAACAATGCGACTGGTGTGCCGATGGCGATGCCGTCCAGCGAGATGCGGTACAAGGGCATGTCGTAGGTGGTGCCCCCGTCCAACGGGCTGGTGGTGTTCAACGCCGGGTCGGTGGGCGTGCCCGTGGTGGGCGTGCCCCTGACCACGACCAGTTTCGCGCTCTCAATCGACTGCGAGCCCTTCGCATAGCGGCATACGATCAGGTCGTTGCGTTTCTGCCCCTGCGAACCGTTGGTGACGATCAGATCCTCGGGCGTGCCTTGGCTGACGTGACGGCCCTGCATGACCAGCTCGCCCGTGCCGATGGTCACCTTGTTCGCCGAAACGACCGTGATCTTGAGCTTGTCATGCACGTCGAGCACATAATCATCCAAGCCGAGAATGCCGGCGTTCAAACCAGCGGCCTGTTCCGCCGTGGCGTGAGCCTTGTTCGCGTGCCCGGTGACGAGTTCAACCATTCTGCTTGCCTCCGTTCTGCATCCAACTGTCGAAGCTGTTATCAAAGTCCTTGAGCTTGTTCGCGTATTCCTTGTAATCCTGCTCGCAGAACAGGTAGTCGTGGCCCGTGCCGGTGGAGTCCAGCCGGTTGACGTTGTACCACGTCTTGATATCCGGGTCGTCCAAGTCCTTGTACCATTTGTGTTTCCCGCACCGGTCGCATTGCATGACCGTCGCATTGTCGATACGCGCCATAATGGCCCCCTTCCTAATCGGCCTCGTAATCGACGGACAAGACGCCGCCCGAGACCTTGACGATTTTCTTGGTTATCGAAGCGTTGACGGTGATGCCGGTGAGATTGTCGCGCGCCGTCACGGTGTCGCCCACGTCGAACACCACGTTCGCGTCATCACGGACGGTGACCTTCACGTCACCCTCGGATTGCAGTTCCTGCAACTTCTCACGTGTCTTCTGATTCAGCTCGGCGGTTTCGGCGTTGCTGTAGTTGTAGACCTGCGCGATCTCGTCCACGCCCTTGAGCGACTGGGATTGGCTGACATTGCCTTTGGCGTCCGCATACCAGTGGACGACGGTTCTCGCGGCCAAATCGCCCTTGCCCAGGCCGATGAGATGATTCGGTTTCCTCCACGTGCGGGTCGCGTCGAAATCGATGAGGTCACTGTCAATCGCATCGCCGTAATGCGCAACCGGCTCAGCCCAAATGTTGACCCGGCCAGACGCATAAGCGAGCCTGAGCTTCAGCCCGCTGGCCTCGCACATCTTCTGCAAACCCGTATAGCAGTCCGCGTAGCGGTCGAACTGGTATTGTTTGATGGTCGGGTCGCCACTGCCGTCAGGCGGTACAACCGCGTCGAACACCGAATCAAGCCCTACGCGGCTGATAAGCGAGCCGATGACCGTGCTGGCCGTACCGCTCACTGTGAGATAATCCCTGCCCCTATCCGGTTCAAGGATCTTGTTCGCGAGCACGCCGTGCCACGTGCGCCCCGAGTAGGTGAGGGTGCTGACGCCGGCAGTGAGCTGGTCTTCCATCGCATCGACCACGCCACCGCATTCGCTGCCGTCGATGTAGATATAGGCACCCGCATCGATGGTGGACGCGCCGCTCACGACAAGTTCGAAATCGTTTTCCTCCTTGCCCCACGCGCAATCCAGAGTGTAGTCGACGGCGGAACGGACATCGACGTGCTTGGAATCGGTGATAATCAGATCCACCATGACGGCGTGCTCCTCTCCTGGATCACGGTCAGGTCAAAGCCGAACCCGTTCCACTGCACCTGGTGTTCCCCGGCCGGCAACGGCTGGAAGATATAACTGCCGCCGTTGAGGCCGCTGCCTCGTTCGCCCTTGTCGAACACGTTCGTGGTGTCGCCGTTTTCTGCGGTCATGACGATGCTGCGTTGCCCCTCCACGCTGTTGACGGTCACATACGAGCCCGAGGGGATGTCCATGTGCAGCGCGTACCGGTTGCCGCCGATGATGATGGCCGGCTGTGAGACCGGCCCGTAGACCACCAGTTCGAACGGCATCGGCGAGACGGCATCGTTCACGACCGACGCGTTTCGTGTCGTCGGCATGTAGTCGTGAGGGTAATCGTGCGGGTAATCAAGGTCGAGGCCCGGTTGCAGGGCATCCGACCAGAAATGCTGCACGTCATCGCGCTTGTGCCACAGGCCGTCAAGCAATGCGACCGTGAGCGCGTACTTCGCGGGGCCGGGCGGATCATAGGATGGTTCGATGCCGGTGATGAGCGCGGTCTGCGACCAGCCGTCCACGGTGAGCAGGCCGGCGTCGTCCTTGCTGCGGGATGACGCCACGGCCTTGACGTCCGCGTCGAACAGTTCGCTCGCCACGTCCAGCACGTTGAGGTCGGCGCATGTGGCCTCCAATTGGACGCTTGACGCGTTGAGGGAGGCGGAGTCAATGCCGTGCGCGGCCAACTCCACCTCCCACGCGTGCGTGCGCAGGCTCTCGATGCGTTTGACCATGAGACCGGCCGGGTCGATGAGATCAACGACACTGGCCGAAACGGCGCGGCTTGATCCTCCGCCTCGCCGGTAGGTCATCGACTGCATGACTGTCCTCCTGTTTTAGACGAGACCAAGCCTGCGCTTCTCTTCGCGGATGGTCATGGATGGCGTGTACTTAGCGATGGTCGGTCCCAAATCACCGTGCAATGCCTGCAGGTCGGAGCGCAGGCCGCGAAGCTCCACAAGCATCGACGCGAGGTCTGCGAGCCCATTCCCGGTTTCAGGCAATGGGGCGGAGCCCTCCACACCAATGGCGGAGCGCAACGTCATCGGCTGGAATGCCGACTGTGCGGCGGCCGTGACACCCTGCATCCGCTTCGCGATGTCACGCTGCAATGCGGGGGTGGCCTTGTCAATGCCCTCGCTGATGCCGGGCGGGATGTAGCGGCCGACTTCGTCGCGGAACACGCGGGACGGCGAATGGATGCCGAGCGCTTCCTTCGCCTTATCGACCAGTCCGGAAAGCGCGCCCTTGATCTTGTCGTACAATCCGCTGATGGCACCGCTGATGCCGTTCCACAGACCACTGATGAGCTGCGAGCCGGCGTTTTTGAGCAGCGAGCCAGCTCCGGCGAACACGCCCTTGATGGCGCTCACGATGCCCGACACCAAGCCGCCGACCGCTCCGGCCGCGTTGGAAAGAATCGATTTGAAACTGTTCCAAGCTCCCGACCAGTTGCCGTTGATGAGGTTGGTGACCATGCTGATGACACCGGAAATAACGCCGACCACGCCCTGGATTACGCCTTGTATGCCGTTGATGACACCCGACACATATGGGAGCATCGCCTGCACCGCAGGCAACAACGTACCGGTGATGAATCCGATGATTGCGCTCACTACCGAGCCAACCACGCTGATGATGCTCTGGATGACCGGCATCAGCTGTTGGATGATGCCTGTGATGCCCGAGACCGCATCGGTTATGACTGGCACGAGCTGTTGGATGAGCGGCGTGATGGCGGTGACCAGCTGGCTAACGAAATCCATGACCTGCTGGATTACCGGGACGAGCGCGGAGGCGAGCTGGCTGATGACTTGGCCTATCATCGACACGATCTGCGAGGCGACCGGCAGCAGCGCGGCGATGATGTCCGCCAACGGTGGCAGCAGGCTGGACACGAGCTGGCCGATGAGCGGCATGAGCGAGCTGAGCGCGTTCATGAGCGGTTCGATGATCGTCGGGATGAGCGGTGCCAGCGACTGGAGTATGTCGCCGAACACTGGGATGAGCTCCGCGACAGAAGCGGTGATCACCGGCATGACCTGTTTGAACATGTCCTGCAGGCTTTTGCCGAACGCATCGAACGTCGGCTTCATTCCCGCGATCGTGTTCTTGAACAGGTTGAACGCGCCGGTGACCTGCGTGCCGAAGGCGTTGCGCAGTTCCGGCACCGTGGCGATGAGCGTGCCCAACGCTGCGACGACGATGCCGATGGGTCCGCCCAACGCGCTCAACGGGCCGGACAATCCGCCGAGCACCCCGCCGAGCAACGGAATCTTGGACAGCAATGGTGCGATGCCGCCTGCTCCGAGGGCCATGAATGCAGCTATCAGAGGGGCGATGGCGCTCTGCACGGGTTTGAATATCTCGCCGAGCCCGTTGAATACGCTGCCGATGGCGTTGATCGCGTTCTGGAACGGTTCAGGCAGGAGCGTCACCAGATCCGAGAACAGGCTCGGGATGGCTTTGACGACGCTCTGGGCGATGACCTTCACGCGGGGCAGGATGTTCTTCAACGCAGTGCCGATGGAGTCGGCGAGCTGCTGGCTGAGAGCGCCCATGTCGGCGTTCTCGTTGCCCAGTCCGGCGAGCCAGTTCTGCCATGCGGCCTTCATCGAGTTCACGGACCCCTCGATGGTGGTCGCCGCCTCCTTGGCGGTCGTGCCGCTGATGCCGAGGCTCTTCTGCACTCGGCTGATGGCCTCGGTCACGTCGGCGAACGAATCGATGGAAAGGTCGTTGCCTTCCTTCATCACGCCCGGCAGCTTGTTCGCGTCGGCGATGAGCCGCTGCATTTCCGTCTTGGTGCCGCCGTAGCCGAGCTTGAGGTTGTCCAGCATCGCGTAATTGCCGCGAGCAAGCGACTGATACGTCTGTTGGATGGTCTGGATGTCGGTGCCCATCTTGTTGGCGTTGTCCGACATGTCGATGATGGCCTGATTGCCCATCTCTGCGGCCTTGGCGGTGTCCCCGCCAAGCGAACTGACCAACGAGGCCGCGAAGCTCGTGACCTGGTTCATATAGTCGTTCGCGCCGACGCCGGCCGTCTTGTACGCTTCGGCCGCGTACTTCTGCACAGTGCCGGAAGCGCCCTTGAACAGGGTGTCGACGCCGCCGACCGCCTGCTCCCACGTGGCATACGCGCCCAACGCCTGCTTGCCGGTGGCCACCAGCGTGCCGCCGATGGCTGCCACACCTGCTCCGATGGCGGCGACCGCTCCCGTGGCGAGGCCCTTGATATGGGCGACCGCGTTTTGGGCGAGGTTTTTGAACGAGTTGCCTGCGCTGGAGGCGAGGTTGCCGAGCGTGCTGCCGATTGCCCCGGCGGCGGTCTGTGCTCCGGCTGGGAGTTTGGACCATACGGCTCCGGCGGCGGTGGCGATGTTGCCGAAGTAGTTCTTGGCTACGTTGGCTACCGGTGCGAGTTTCTGCCCTACTTTTCCTGCGGCATCTCCGATGGCGGAGCCGATTTTGCCGCCGAATGAGCGGATGGGTGCGGTCCAAGTAGCGACTGCCGTTTTGATGGTGTTGCCGGTTCTGCTTCCCCAGTCGCGAATCGGTTGCGTCCATGCGGTGATTGCCGCGCCGATTGGTTTGGCGATGCCTGACACGGTGGCTGCGATGCTGCCGCCCCAGCCTTTGAGGGTTTGCTGGGCGGCGCTGATGGCTCCCTTGAGTCCGGTTTGGATTTTCGCGCCGACCTGCACGGCGAAACCGCTCAATGAGGATACGGCCTTGTTCGCGAATCCGGCTATCTTGGAGCCGAGCGGTTTCCAAATGGCGTCTACGCCGAGCAGGCTACGCACGAGGCTGCCGAGCGCTCCAGAGAGTCCGGTGAAGGTGGATTGGCCCCGGCTGATGCTCGAGAATCCAGCCGAGAACGAGCTTGCCATCGTCTTCATGGAACCGGATACGGTGTTGGTGCCCTTGGCGAGTTCGTCCTCGGCGGCCTTGAGCGCCTTCTTCGCGTCCGCGAGCCGTTCGGCGGCGTCGTTGGACTTGTCGAGAGCGGTGGCCTGACGCAACTGGGCTTTTTCGAGATTGATGGAGGCGGTCTGCGCCTGAGTCGAATCCGACCCGTATCTGGCGATGGCCGAGTTGAGCCTCTCCTGCGCCTGCTGCACGTTGACCGTGGCCTGACGGTAGTTCAGGAGCGCGGCGCTGGCCTTGGAGGACGCCTGCGCCGCGTCACGCTTCAACGGTTTCAGCACATCGTCGGCGACGCCCCGGGCACTCGAACCGAATGCCTTTTTGAAGCTGCCGCCGAACGATTTGCCGATTTTCGAACCGTTGCCGAACGCCTGGGAGAAACGGTTGGAACCGGACTTGCCGGCCCCCCGCATCTCCTTGTCGACCGCGCTGCGGAAGCCCTTCATCGAGGGGAATATCGACACGTGGCCGGTTCCCACTTCCGATCCGAAAGCCATAAGGCGACTCCCCTCTTAGTTGATGGTTGTTTATCCGAAGAGCTTGCTCATATGCGTTTCGGCCTCGTGGATCTCCTCGGCGGTGGGCTCGTCCGTTTCGGGTTCGCCGTCCACGTCGCCGAGCAGCGTGGAAGCGCCGAGGAACTGCAATACGGTGATGTCGGTGGCGCTCATGGGGAACATGAGGCCGATGAGCGAGGCTCCCGTGTAGGAGGACGGGTCGCCGCACAGCGCCGTGTACAGGTCGATGGCGTCACGGTAGGGGAGACGCCGGCCGAGATCGTGTTCGATGCTCCACCCGAATCGGGCGAAGTCCGCTCGGACCTTTACTCCGTCATCGGAGTTGAGGATTCGGCAGAAGTCGGCGATTTTCCCAGTTCGACGCCCTGTGATTTGGCGAGCGTCTCCCCGTAGTCCTGGATGAGGTTGAACGCGACCTGCATGGGCTCCCTTTCGAGCTGCTTGGCCTGCTCGTCTCCGGCGAACACGGTGAGGATGCGTTTGACCTGGTCGAGGCTGTCGGTGTCGGTGGAAGCGCCGGACAGGGCCTCGAAGTCGGCGATGGAAAGATAGAGGGGCAGTTTGTAGACGGTGCCGCCGGGCGTCAGCGCCCAGTATTCGTTGTCCTTGATGATGTGGCGCACCTTGATCTGCTTGGCGACCTCGGCGAGGGCCTCGGCCTCCTTGGCCTCGTCCCAATCATCGAATTCGGCGATCGAGGGTGCCATATTCTGCTGCGTTGCCATGATGATTTCTCCTGTCATACGTGTTTCTCCCGTCGTTGGTGTTAGGCTCCCCGCATGCCGACAGGAGAGAGGTCATGCGGGGAAGAGTACTGATGTCAGACCGCCGCGTAGGACTGCAGGTAGCGGCTGTTGCCGCCGTCCACTGCTGGATCGATCTGCCATGTGGCGGTCAGAGAGAGGCCGGACACCTCGCCGCGCGTATCCTGCGCCGGCTCGTTGCCGGTGATCTGGATGACGCCGAGACGACGGCGTTTGCGGCCGGACTTGTAGATGGTCTCCTGATAAGCGAACCACTTGGTGTCCTGGATGATGTCCTTGACGTGGTAGACGCCGGTTTCATCGGGCCTGCCGATGGTCATGCGGCGGGTGAGGTCGTTGTCCTCGGCGGCGGTGAACGCGAGCGTCAGCGTCGGGTCGGCGTTGAGCGTGTAGCCCGGCTGATGGAATTCGGTGGCGTCGTCGCCGTCACGCGCATCCTGCGGCGCTCCGTCGCTGGTGATGAGACCCACGGCGGCGGAGGCGGAACCGAACACGTCGCCGAGTTCGGTGATCGGGTCCGCCACGGAGGGCGCGATCTGCGAGGCGGTCAGCGTCTTGCCTGGCGCATAGGGGGCGACAATGATTTTCGATGTGAGTACGTTCTTGACAGAATCAAGGTCGTTGCCCTGGTTGTCTGCTGTCATTCCATGTCCTTTCGAACGAAAAAGACCCCGCACGTTGTGCAGGGTCTAGGAAACAGGTAGTAGAGATTGGTTAGTGTTCGCCGATCGTCGAATAATCGACGATCAGGTAGTAGTGCGCGGTGTCCGAATCATCGGAAACCGGATAAGGGCCGTTGCACGAGGAATCATCCACGGAAACGATTGGCGAGCCCTTGGCGAGGGCGATGGCCGGATGTTCGGTGAGCGTCGCGTAGACGCGACGGGCGAGAGTCTTGCACGGCTTCTCGTCCTGACGGCTCCATCCGTACACGTTCACGCCAATCGAACGGTCGAAATGGCCGAGCCCGTCCGCGTTGCCGCCATCGTCCCGGACGGTGACGAGCGGATACGCGCCCTGATAGTCGGGAGGCTTCTTGCTGCCCACCTGCAAACCATCCACATCGGTGATATGGGCGCGCAGGTAATCACAGAGGAAAGCCTCCATGTCGGGAGGCAGTATCAATGTCATAGCTTCACCGCCTTCAACGCCTTGCGAAGATTGCCAGTCTTGGATTCGACCAGCATGGTCTTCGCGTCGGTGCCGACCACCATGAAGGTGGTGCGGTGAGCGCGTTGCACGGCTTCGACTTGCAGGCCGTCGCGGTAGGCTCCCGTGTCCACTGGCGCGTTCGCTTTGGCCACGCCGAGCGCCTTCTCGGCGGCTCCACGGGTCAGGGCCCTGACGCCGGCCGAGTTGAGGATCTGGTCGAAAAACGCGTCGTTGAACTTGATGCTGGTCTGTCCGCTTCCGGCCATCGGCTACCCCTTCCACTCGGTGAGCTGGACTTCCAATGTGGGCTGCCAGCCGGTAAAGGCGTTGGCATCGCGGCTGGGGAAGCCGCTGACCTCCCACATGCGGCCATCGGCCGGTTCGGGGCGGATACGGTCACCAATCCGGATGTCCGCGTTCGGGTCGGCCACGGTGAGCACCGCCGTGGAGGTGGTCTGCACGTCCAACACATCGGGCGTGCGAGTCGAAGTGCTCGATGCCAGGGCACCATGCACTTCCAATTCGACAGGATGCTTCCAATCCTCCGTGGTCTGCGCGGGATTGTACGGGTCGGCTTTACGCGAGGCGCGCAGCCGCACGAACCGTGTGGCCGCAGGCAGGCCGGAGGCGTTGATGTCGTCGATGATGCTCACGGCAGCGCTCCTAGCTTGTACCGGTCGAGTTTCGCCAGCTCGTCGGCCATCAACGACACGTTGTAGGTGACGCTGCTGCCGTTGACCGACTGGGATTGGATGACGCCGGCGGAGGCCATGCTCGCACGCTTCGCGGCGTTGATGAGCACGCCCATCACGTCCGGCACCTCATCCGGCGTATAGCCGGCGTGGATGCGGTAGCGTATCGCGGCGACGCCGGCCGGGAATGCGCCGGTGGTGCATTCTACCAAACCCGTGGTGGGGTCGTAGGCGTAGTGCAGCCGGTTGCCGGCGCTGTCGGTCAGCTCGTCGACGGAGGTGACATGGCGTGCGGGGAGGCGAATCACCTTGCCTCCCCGCGAATTGGCTACGCCCGACAGTTCGATGTTCGGCGTGATATGCCAGCCGCACGTGCGACGGATGGCCGCCTGCGCCGCCTTGACCCAGAATGTCCCGTCCGCGTCGAACACTGTCGGATCCTGGATCATGTCGGGGATTGCCCCCGTGGAGGATACGACACTCATAGCCCCTCGCTTTCGATGGTTGCGATGCTCGGGTCTGCGATTCGGGCCGTGAACTCCTGTGACGCTTCGGCTGGGAGGACTGACACCTCGAGTCTCGCCGTCTCGCCGACCCTCATCGCGAGGGCGTCGGGTGTGACGGCGATACTCTCGGCGTCAGGCGTCACTTCGAGGCTTTTCCCAGTGCGACCTTGACGAACGCCTTCGGATACTTGACCTGTAGGCCGATGCGTTCGCGCACGCGGAACGTGATGAGATCGTTGGTGAAATCGTCGGCGTGGGAGTTGGTGGACTCGGCGCGCAGACCGCCCTTGCGGATCACTGCGCCGCCGAGCTTGAACGCGCCGACCAGGACGGCGCCCTGGGCGATGGCCTCGGTGACCACGGTCTTGAGACCCCACAGCGGCGGGTCCTGCATGATGGTGCCGTTGCCGTACTGGCCGTTGAAGTAGCCGCCGCCGTAGTACTGGCCGTTCGAATCCTTGGAGAGGCGGATGGTCTCGTAGTCGGCGGGGTTGATGACGATGGCGTCGGCTCGGAAGCCGGTGGCCACCGCGATCTTGGTGCGGGCCTTGAAGATGCGGTCCGGGTCGGAATCAGCCGCCTGAGCCATCGTCTGGATGTCGCGGGTGAGCAGGCCCTTGACGTTCGCGCCGGTGCCGTCGCCGGACAGCAGCTGGGTCTCTTCCAGCAGCTGCAGGTTGTAGCGGGCGTGGTTGTTGATTTCGGAGACGATGTAGGACAGGTCTTCGGCCATATTGTCGGTGACCTTCCACCAGGCGGCGACCTCCTTGAGGCTGTCGGACCCCCAGCGGGGGGCCGGCAGATGGGTCTGCGGCTTCTTGCCGCCCTCGCCCACGGTTCCAGCGTCGCCCTCGAGCGCGCCATACACCGGGTATTCCACGGTGTTGGCGTTGCCGCTCAGGGTGACGGAGCCGAACAGGTCGGCGACCACGAGCGGACGCTCATACGGCCAGACGCCGTCCATGTCGACCTGCGTGACCACCGGCGCGTAACCGGTGCCCGCCGTGCCGGTGCCCACCACGTGCGTGTCGGACGCGGCCTTGAACTCGCTGGAAGCGAACGGGTGCGCCTTGGTGCCGATGACGGTCAGGCCGGCCTTCTTCAACTCCTGCGCGTACAGGTCGCCAAGCGTCTTGACGGCGGGAGCCGCCTTTGCCTGAGGCTTGGCCTCGTCCACGTTCAAATCGTTGACGCCCTTGAACAGGTCGACGCGCTCCTGCAAACGCTTGGCCTCCGCGTAATGGTTCTTGAGTTCGGTAGCCTCATCTTCGGTGAGGTTCTCCATGCCCTTGTCGTACAGGGCCTTGACCGCCTTCTTCTCGGCGGCCAGCTTCTCCATGTAACCCATGGATAATCCTTTCTATTGGTTGTTTGCCAGCGAGAGGAAGTCGCTGATTTCCTTGGCCCACTGCGGGTCAAAACTCTTTTTCGCCTTGCCGTCATTCGGCTCGGGCTTGTCCGAATCGTCCGCCGTATCGTCGTCCGGCTCGTCATCGGGCTTGGAATCGTCGGTGTCGTCATCGTCGGGGGTTTCGGTGATGGAGTCGAGCAGTTCGCCGAGCGCTTCGTAGGCTGTGCGAATCTTGTCCTCGTTGGCCTTGCTGATGGCTCGACCGGCCTTGACCTCGAGCACTTCCGCCCCTTGGTTGGCGGCGACCTGCACCAGCGAGATTTCGAACAGTTTGAGCTGGCGAATCTCCCGGTAGCCGTCCCATGGGCTCTTCGATTCCTCGTCTTCGACCCATGCGGTCTTTTCGGCGATGAAACCGATGCTCATCTGGTGGATGAGGCCACGTTTGAGCAGGTCGTAGGCTCGCTTGCCCTCCGCGATGTCGGTGTCGAGCTTCGCGGTGATGAGCAGGCCATGCTCGTCCTCCACGGCGGAAAGCGTTTCGCCGATCACATCGTTCGGGGACCCGTCCTTGTGTTGCCAATGGATGGGGATGCCCGCGCCGCCCGCCTTGAAGTCGGCGGATAGGGTCTGCGCGAACGCGCCCTTGACCACCACGTCGTCGTACAGGTCTTTCTCCCACGTCGAGGCGTAGCCGGAGAACACCCCGCCGCCGCTGGAATCGTTGGCTTTGAGCTCCTTGAGCTCGTAGCCGAGATAATCAAGACTCATCTAAGGTTTCTCCCTTCGTCATCGAGTCCCATGACGCGCGGAAACCGGCGTCATACGTGTAGAGGCGTTTGAATTCGGCGAGCATCTGCTTGCCGTTCGGGCTCGCTCCCTGCTGCGCGTTCTGCGTCTGTCCGCCGTCCTGCGGGCTGGGCTGGCCGCCCTCGCTCACATTGAGCGGGGTTATCAGCTGGTCGCCGCCCGGCAGTTTCGGACGGTCGAGCAGTTCGCGCGCCTCGTCCGTGGTCATAAATGGACGGCCTGTGGCGGTGGAGAGCGCCTGATACTGGGTCTCCATCGTGCCGCGCAGCTTCGCGTCCAGATTCGCCTTGATGTAACAGTCCGGTTCGCCCACAGCCTCGGGCAATGTGAGGTTCAAAGCCTCCTCGAACGCCACCAAGTACGGCAGCAACTCCACGTTCCAGAGTTTTTCTTTGTAGGCGCTGATGTTCGAGTTGGTGCCGGAGCGGAAGCCGATATTCTCCGGGCTGATCTGGAATGCGAGGCACACCTGTTCGTTGATTTTCTCGCGTGCGTCCAGGTCGGCCATGTCCACCGGCTTGAACAGTTCGCCGATGGCGCGAACCTCCATGCCGTCGCGCAGAGGAAGCCATGCACCCTCGCGGCCGCCGCCCTGCTGGTAGTTGCGGAGCGCTTGCACGAAATCGTCGTAATCCTCCTGCGACTCCCACTGCATTTCCTTCGGCCGGTAGATGTACGCGGGTGTCTGCGGACTGTTCTCAGCGACTTTGCGACGGTATTTCGCCATCGCACGCGCCTCGGAGAGCAGGGAACGGAGAACGTTGGTCACGGGGTCTCCGAGGTTCAGGCCGTCGATATAGCCGATGTCAAGCACGATTCGCGGGTCCGGCAGCTTGTAGGTACCGCCCTTGTTGCCGTCGACGCTGCTGATGGTCACGCCGGTGAGTTCGCCGAAACCGTTCGCCGTGAGGCTGTACCCGTCGGCGGGGATGCGGCGAAGCGTGTTCCCGCCGCCAGAACGGTTGCTGCCGAGCGTGCACAGCCACCGGTCTTCCAGCAGCATGTCACGGATGAGTGATGCATAGAAACGGTATCGGCTCATGCCGGGCAGTTCGGAAGGCCGTTTGACCAGTCGGGCCAATGCGCCGTCTCGTATCTCCTCCGCGTCGCCGTCAGCGTTCTTCCGATACACCTTCAACGGCAGAGAGGCCAATTGGCGGGTAATGAAATCGACCACGACGCGCACCGCGTATTCGCGGCAGTACATGCCGTTCACGTAGCCGGCGAAGTCCTCTTCGGTGGGCCAGCTGATGGCCTCGGGCATCGCGTCGCCCACCGTGGGCAACGCGCCGGTCTCCGGCTCCGCGCCCTTCATGGCGATGGCGGCGGGGCCGCGCAGCAGATTATTCAGAAATCCCATACGCAGCCTCCTTGGGTCACGTCATATCAACAGTGAATCTTGATGCCCGTGGAGGGCCTGTACTTCGGTTTCTCCGGCTCGCCGTCCATAGTCTCCAACGCATACAGTGCCTGCGATTCGGCGATGAGGCCGGAAATGTGCATAGCGCTCTGGTTTCTGTCCCACACCTCGACCTCACCCAATCGTCGGGTCACGGCCACGCTCACCTGTTGTTCGATGGCGGGCTGGGGGAGATGGCGGAGTTTGTTTTCCTTCACTCGGTCACGGAAACGGCCGGTTGCGGCTCCCATGCGAAAGCCCTCGATGAGATGCACCGTCCAACCGGCCTCCGCGAGCGGGTCGGCGAAGTCCACGGCCGGGCAGCCCTTGGACTGCAAGGCGATTTCGTGGATGTTCGGCCAAGCCTCACGAAGCATTTTGAGGTATTTCGGCACCCAGAGCATGCCGTCGCGGCGCACAATCAGTTCGACGTGCGGCAATCCGTCCTCGCGGTAGCCGGCGGCGGCGATATAGGTGGTCTCACGGTCGGCGCTGGTGTCCACGGAAAGCACTACGCGCCCGTCATCGGGGATACGGGACTTCGGGTCGATGCCGCGCTTCCACAGCTTCGGGTTGATGTACGGCGTGATGTCGGCCGTCACCCACTGGCACAAGACCTCGGTGCGGTACGCGGCTTCGGTCATGCCGTTGATGTCGGCCGCGATACTCCGATACGTCATCGGCCCGTAACCCATGGAGGGGTTCGCCTGACGAATGCCGTCGAGATCGTCCAGCTCGCATTTATCCGGAGCCGACCACTCAAAATACCCATAGGACGGGTCATGTTCATCGGCCCATTCGTCCGGCGACTGCTTGCCGGTCTCGACCGACGCATTCCATGATTCAGCCAGGGCACGGCCCTCGTCAACGACTCGGCGCAGTACGACGCTACGATAGTCGCCGGCGTTCGAGATGCCCCACAATTGGCTTGACCAGATGGCTTTCGTGGTTTGACTGACTGCGTTCCAGCCATCGTCGGTATGCTGTTCGCGCAGCTCATCGAACACGACACGGCTCGCGGACTTGGAACGGATGTTCTTATCGGCGCGCACGATATACTGCGCCTTGTTACGGCAGATAATCGCCTCTTCGCCATGCGAATTGTTGACCCGCTGCACACGCTTCTGCAATACGGGCACCGCAAGCGCGGCCTCGCCCTCGGAAGCCGGATTCGGATTACACCAATTCAGCACAGCCTGATACGGGGCACGAGCATTGTCCAACGTCTGCGCGGCACCGACCACGAGAAACTTCCAAGCCGGCGACAATTCCGGATGACGGCCAGAATCAACGAACAGCCACCACGCAACCAGCACGCTCATCAACGTGGTCTTGCCGTTCTGACGGGCAACCTCGGTCACCACGCGGCGGAACCGGTATGAGCCGTCCGGCAGAAGCTCGAGTCCGTGGATCAGCAGCCATTTCTGCCACGGGTAGAGATGCACGTGGAGGAACTTTTCGGCGAACTCGATGACCGCGAAGCCGTTTGAGGTTTCCGGCGTCAATTCGCGCAATGGGGGAGTGAATATGCGGGGAGTGGTGATGCCGTGGGCGTCGTCATTGATTTCACCGATGCCCATGACGCCTCCCGTTTAGCTGATTTTCGCCAGATACTCCTCAAGCTCGTCGGCGACCGGAGTCTCCTCAGCGTTGACGGATTTAGCGCGAACGGTTTTCGCCGGCTTCTCCTCTTCGGGGGTCAGACCCAGAGCCGCGCAGTATTTGAGAAAAGTCGGAATCGACGTATTGTCGTTCAGGGGTACGGCCGGACGCGCGCCCTTACCCTTCACTTCAGCATCAGATATAGCCTGCTCGGCAAGCTCATCCCAATGGTCAATCTTCCAAGCCAGAGCGCGAGCGGCGGCGACGGTGGCCGCGTCCTTGGCGCGTAGGTGCTTCGCGTTGCGCAGCGAACGCTCCAATGCGTCGGACACCGATTCAGTCGGGAAGCGTTCGGATTTCGACTTTCCTGCTGTCATCATCATCACCTCGCAATACAAGTGCAGTACATTCGCAATCGCCTCGCGCGCGCGACCCCGGTTCGAATATCGGAAAACTTTCGGAGGGAGAGGAAGAGCGGCCATGCGGGTAGTGTCCCGGTGGCGGCCGGTTTTGGGATTTTACCGCCCCTCCCGGTGGTCAGGCTTTGATGGCGTTGGTGAATGCGTTGATTCCTGCGGTGAGGATTCGTGTGAAGCCCACGCTATCAACTTTCGGCATTATCGTGCCGTTGTTGTTGACGACTTCAACTGTGATTGGTAGGTCTGCGTCGACGCTGGCGAGGTCATAGCTTACGTTGTCCGCGCTGAGGCTGGCGCTGATGTGGAGTGTGATGGTGCCGGTTGCTTCGCGCAGTGTTTGCCCGCATGCGGTCTTGACCGGTTCGTCGATGTCCATGATTGTGTTGCTCCTATGCTGTTTTGATCCATTGTCTGCTGAGTGTGCCGATTGGTGTGGCTGGGTCTTTGTTGCCGCGCAGGTTGTTGCATTGTGTGTGTGATGGGCGGAAGCCTGCGGGGTCGTGTTGCAGGTCTGGTCGTTTGGTGACGGGATAGAAGTGGTCGAGGTTGAAGCTGTCGTCTGTGGTGTTCTGTGGTGCGTCGTAGTCGATGGGCATTCCGCAGAGCCAGCATGGACGGTGTTCGCTCTTGCATTCGAGGAAGAATTTCTTGCGGTCTTTTTCGAATTGGCGTCCGCCTTTGCGGACTTGGCGACTGTAGCTGACCATGTTGCAGTCACCCCTGTAATCATCGTCGGAAGTATTGGTGGCTTGGGCGAGATTCGAATTCGCGATCCAGTGGCCGTGTTTACTGGATGTCACGCTATCCCAGCGTGACCGGTTAGTCCTCTACCGTACGCAAGCCGTGGCGGGCTGACTGGCACCGGCGCTTTGGACGCTGCCGGCGGAGTACTCTCAGCCCATGAGATACGGAGGATATGAGTAAAGCCCCTGAACCGGTTGATTCAGAGGCTTTCACACTAATCCTGATACGGAGTATACCACGATGCGGCAACAGCCTACTGCCGATTGGAATATGCCATTGCCATGCTGACTATCTCCCTGATATTGAATTCGTAGTATCCGTCTTCCACTGGTTTGCTGCTGGGGAGTTTGCCCCGGCGTATCCACATGATGATTACTTTGCGGCTGACCTCGTACCCGTAGTTTTCGCGCAGCCATTGGCTCATGCCTGCCGGGGTTTTGGTCAGGTGGATGGCTTCGGCCTTGTCGCGGCTCTGCTCGCGCAGTTCGGCCACGTTGATGGGGTTGCCGCATTTGCAGAGTCGTAGGGTTTCGTTTTTGGCGGCTTGGATTTCACGTCCGCATTCGGGGCAGACGCCGATTATCCTGCGGGTGCGCGGCCTGCGGTCAACGTAGGGTTCGATGCGCCGGCTCATGCGGATGAGTTGGCGTAGGAATCGCCCCGCGTTGCGTGCCCGACATAGCCATGCGAGGTGGGTTTGCATGCGGGGGATTAGGCGTTGCCATTTGTCGCTCCACACGAATCCCGCGTCATACCATGCGTCCTGCAGCAGGCTTTCGGCTTCATCCAACAGGTCGATGGCGTGCATGTTGACAGGGCTGGGCGCTTCGCCGCCCTTGGGTTTGCCTCCGTTGCCGGGGTCGGTGAGTTTGTACTCGTGGTGCGCGACCCGCTGCAATAGTTGCATGTTGCGGCGCAGCGCGTGGAGTGTTTTCGCGTACTGGCGGCGGCAGTCCTGGCAGAGCGTCCACGGTGCCTCTACCTGCTGGTTGCCGCAGTATTGGCATGGTTCGGTTTGGATGAACATTGTTTGAAACCCTCCACGTTCCGGCTATCATGGTGCTTGGTGAGCGTGCCCTCCATCTTTTCGGTGGAGGGTTTCGTTTTTTACGCTGAATTCAGAGCAATGGTTCGATGAATTCGGGCGTGAAATCATCCTTGTGGGGTGCGGGCGTTTCAGGATGGGCGATGATGTACAGCACCTCATCCAATGGCACGCCGAGCAGCTTCGCCGTGTATTCGGGCGTGGCCGCTTTGCTCCGATGCCATTTGAGTATTTCCTCGCGTTTGAGACTGCTTACGCTCATGATTCCTCCTTGAGCGTGGCGACATATGCGATGGCCTTGCGTTCACGATTCGCATACTTCTCGCATTTGCGCTTGAGACGTTTGAGGCTCATGGCGTACAGGGACTCTCTGAAGTTGCCGTCTTCGCAGATTTTGGCTTGATAACGGCCGTAGTCGCTTCCCGCGCTGATATGCGCGACCAAATGGTCTGTAAGCTGAATCTCGTTCATGCGTTCTCCTTTCGATATGGGTTTGGCGTGTATTCGGGCGATTCCTCGCCGGGCATGGGATTCATGTTCTTGACGGCTTGGATATACCCTTCCTCCCATGCCTTTTCGGCTATCTGCCGGTCATGCTCCTTGAGCCATGCTTGATAGGCGGCTCGGCCTTCCTCGATGGTTGACTGGCCTGTACCGAAGCAACTCAATTCGACGGCGGATTGGACCAAACCGTCATACACTCGTGGTTTCATTCCTCCACCTCGGTTTCCGTGCCGTAATGGTCATAGAGTTGGTCGATTAGGACCTCGATTGGGTACAGGATTTTCGCGGGTGCATGTTCGTAGTCGTAGATGGCGGCGGTAATCACGTTGCCGGACTCCTCGCGGGTGAATATCTTCGCCTTATAGCTCATCGTCCGTGCTCCTTTCGGTCTTGGAGTCCCAGAGTCGTTCTCAACTGTTGCAGGCAGCTGATGGCGTACAGGGTCTCGCGGTCCACCTTGCCGGTGGGCACCACGCTCGAAAGCGCCTCGTCCAGTTCCTTCAGTCTGGTCTCAAGATCCTCGGTGCGGGTCCACCGGCTGATCTGGTAGCAGTGGCGGCTGAGGATGTCGCACACCCGTTCGAACGCCTTGGACTGTGCCTGTATACGTCGTGCCTCGGTGGGTTCCTGCAACTGTTCGAGCTGTTGGAGCCGCAACGCCATCTTCGTCCCGAGCGCACGGCCTATGCCTTTCATCGCCTCTCGCTGTGCGACATACTCGGCGGCGGTCTCGTAATGCCCGTACCGGTCCGGCCGTTCGCTGGCGGCGAGCTTTTTCAGCAGCCGGTGTTCGACCTGCCGGGTGTCACCATGACTTGGGTTGGGTTTGCGCCGGTATCTCAACGTGCGTTTGGACGGGTCGTAGTACATGAGGCCAACCGGCTCGGGCACCTCGCTGCGGTCGATCATGCGGGCGGGGCAGACGAGGGTGAGATCGTCCACGTAATCCTTGTAGCGCAGGTATTTCGCGTCGCGGAGGAAATCGCCGCGACTCACCTTGACCTCGAATCCGCTGATCCATGTGTCCCCGCGCCAGTTGACCTCCAACGCCACGCCGTCCAGACGCAGCACCGTGTCATTCGGCTCAGTGACCGAAATCTCCGACCAATACCCGTCACCGTCACGCCGGTAACGGGAGGCGAGTGCGCAATTGATGTCCATGGCAGTCACGTCACCGTTCATCGTCTGCCTCCCATTTCCTTCTCGTGTGCCATGATTTCCACGTCATTGGCGAGCATTCGCAGTATGCCGGCGAGCGTGCCATACGATTCGGCGGTCGGATACACCGTCTTGCTGACATACACGTCCCACCTGTCGGAACCTTGATGATTGTCGGCCTTGAGGATAATGAGCGGGTCGGCGTCGATGAAACGACCGTCCTTCATGCCCCGCACTTTGAGCATCAGACGTATCGAATCCGCCTGCTCGCTCGTGTTACCCAAAATATCCAGAGTGCTCATCGTCTGCCTCTCAGTTCCTTCTCCTCGTTCGCGATCGATTGGAGGATGGCCTCCAGGTCGCCGAGCTCGTTCCTGCTCAACCGGATGCGGCGGATGCTGTCGCCAGCATGAGTGGCCAGCACCCATGAGCGGGTGCCGTTTCGGCCGTCTCCGGGAATCCAGCTCAGGGTCACATTCCCGCAGGAGGCACCTGTGACCATGCCGCACCGTCGTTCGATCTCCACGTCCGTCCCCCTCGTCGCCTTCATCGTCCGTCTCCGTGAAATCGTTGAACGATGGGCTGGAACAGCTCATATCCCTTCTGGGCCCACATCTCCAGTGTTTTGAGGATCACGAGAATCGACAGTGAGTCGAGCCCGTCATCAGCCAGTTTGGGAATGTTGTTGTACTCTGTGTCCAGTTCCATACGCCCGTTCCGGCCGCTGGTGAATGTGAATCCCAGCATGTCCACGGGCGTTCCGGTTTCCTCCGGTGTGATGGTCAACCGGACCTTGAACTTCTTGCCCAACGGCATCGCCTTGTCTCTCATCGTCTGCCTCCCAGACTCTTGTAGGTCAACGCGAAGCATTTATCACCGTTGCATATACGGTTCCATGCGGCGATGTTGTATTGCAACTCATACGGTGCTGGCTTACGTGAACAGCCTCCCTCGAAGCTGAGCCCGCAGGCAGTGCAGCGGAACATCACGATAAAGAACGTGTATTCAGGCAACCCCTGCACGCCGTCCCGCTCCCATTTCGCCTTGACCTTGCTCCCGCATTTGGGACACGGGCTAATCCTGTGGAACCTCACCAGACTCACCTCCCTCAAGAGGCGCGTTCAAATCCACCTGTTCGATACGCGCACGCTCCTGTAAGATGTTCGCGTATGTCCCCATCGCGTACAATTGGCTTTCAAGGAGCTGGAAGGAGCACGCGGGCGTGAAGTCCAACGTGCCCTCCGCGTAGCCCTCAAGCATGTGCGCCAGCTTGCCGATACGCTCCTGCAATTCTCGATGTTCGCGGATCATCCGCTGCTTGTAATCACTCATTCTTCTGTTGCCTCCATCGGGTAATTGATGTCCTCAAGCGAGTACGCGGGATAGGTCCGCTTCACGCGTCCGAACGGTTTCTGCGTCTCCGGGCCTCTGAACGGTGGCTCATATTCCCACCATTCGCTGCCGTCGTATTCTTCGCGGCGCAGGAACCCGCCATCAGTGAACGCCACGACCAGATCGGCGGCTATCTCCTGACTGCCGTATCCGTCGTCGTAATCGATGTCGAGCACCTTTTCGGCCTGACTCCACGGAATTCCCAGCTTCTCGTCGCGGGAGCCTACGAATCGAACGTCATCGGTCGAATGCTTGCTTCGTGAGATCGCACTCTTGGTTTCATCTAAAAGATTCATTCTTCCGCTGCCTTTCCTTGCATTGCCTTGACTGCGAGTCGCATGGCGTCGTAGTATTCGGCCCTCAACGCGCAGTCAGAATCCCATTGAGGGTAAGAGTCGGGCTTCAACGCCTCGTAGAACGCTTTCGCCCCGGCTACGATTTCCTCGTTCGTGGGCTGGCGCGTGGCTCCGGCGATAAAACCGGCCTCGTATTCCTTGCTCTTGGTCGTGCCACGTATTTCCTCGGGGGATAGACGGACACCTCGTCGGAGGACAGCCCACTTCGCGTCACTGCTGATGATGCTCATAGTCGGCCTCGTTCCTGATTGTGAACAAGGCAATCATCCATAGCCTGAGCCAGTTCCTCGTCGGTGATATCGAACGCCGTCGCCACGTTCACCAAGGTTTGCAACACGTCCGCCCACTTGGCCATCAGGTCTCGGCGGGCCGTGGAATCGCCTTTGACCAGACGTTTCCCGGCCTCCACCATCTCCGCCGATTCCTCAAGGGTTTTCAACAGCAGCCACTTGTCGGGCGTGAGATGTCCGAATGATTCGACTGAGGGTAATTTCACGATACGGTTGCTCATGCTTCCTCGATTCCGTCCGGTATGACGGTGTAGTCATACGCGCGAGTGGGAAAGTCCTCCGGCACGTAATTCCAATTAGGGGTTCCGCAATGCAGGCAGAAACGATCTTCGGGGTTCACCTGGTTTTGGCATTGGGGGCAAGAATGCGGAAAAATCGGACTCATACCTCCGCCTCCTTTGTGACGCGGAACCGTTTGTTAATCTCATACCGTCCTGGACCCAGATACTTGATCGAATTGAAGGCTTCCTCGTATGTGTCGTATGCCTGGGTGATAAGGTTGCTGTTTCCCAGCCCCTCAACCACGAAGTAGCTTTCGACATGCGAATCGTCGGGCATCTCACTGGCTTTCTTCCAAGGGTTTGTCGATGCGTCCGCCGGGTCGTACAGCATGACGATTTCCGGATGGTCTAACACGTATTTCGTTCCGGCGTTCCATGCCGGGGCAGCGGCTTGCCGACATATCTCAGTCAGGGACGCGGCGCACATCGCGTCCGCATCCTCCAGTCGGGGGTCATGCGTCCGCTCGTACTCGGCCTTGATGCCGGCTGTGAGTAGGCGCTTTACGTCACGGACTGAAAGGTTCATGCTTCCACCGCCTTAGCAGGGCGGAACGGGCCGGCATTTACCACCTGCACGCTGTCCGTATAGAACCATGGGCGCGTGAAACACCAATCACCGTCGCTAATGCGTATGATATGCACTTTGCCGTCGCACATCGTCCACGTGTTACCGACCCTGTCCAGCCAGAGTCCGTCATGGTCGGGGAGCTTCGGGGTTGGACGCAAAGCGTAGCCGAAGTAGGAACGGTGTGGGTAGAAGGTCGTGTTGATGACTGCTACCGTCAGGGGCTGGAGATTGGACGTAGTGCGTTGCAAGACGGTGTACCGGTTGCCGTCCGTGCCGACGTACACGTCGCCTTCGCGCACGTCCTCGATGTTGTCGATACGCTCGTACTCGGGGTCATCCAACAGTTCAATGGACTCGATGTCCCTGTAGGGGACGAAGCGCTCTGCCCCTCGATTGGCAGAAATGGGCACGACGGAGCCGTTTCTACTGCGCCTAATGTGCCCGGAACAGTCGGTGATTCCTGTAAGCACGGCACCGGCCACAAATGTGACCTTGACGTGCAGTCCGGCCATCTCCTTGCAGGTCTTGCCTTCCCAGAATGGTTTCTCACTCATTGTTGTTCTCCTTCTTTTCGTTCGTTTCGATTGCGTCCAGCAGATCGCATTCGGCGAGCATGAGATGCGCCTGGGCGCGGGTCATTGATTTCAACGTCTTCGCGCCGTCAGCGGCCATCCAGCCGAGAGAACTCACCTTCGTCTCGAGCAGGTGGGTCTGCGTCGCGAGATCACGCAATCGACCATCAAGCAGCATGGTCATCGGTTTCCTCCTTGTTGAGTCGTGTTTCGATTTCGATGCACAAGTCGAGCGCCGCCGTGAAACCGGCCTGATAGGCGTATAGCGCGGTCTCCGGCCTGCTCATGCCGCCAATCTCCGTGGCCTCCAACAGCCACGCCATCGCACGCTCCTGCGGGGTCGGGAACTTTTCGGCCATCACGCGCCCCTCAGAATCGAGCCGAGCGAGGCAGCACCCAGCTTCTGGGCACCTGCGAACCGTCTGACCGTGGAACGTGACTTCGGCTGCGCGGCGGGAAGTTCGAGCGGGTTGCGCATGGGCAACGCCTGCTGCTGCGCCTGCTCCGGGCCGTTGCCGAGCATCCGCTGGCGGCGGTACATCCACGCCTCGTCCGCGGATAGGCCCCGCGCCTCGCATTCGCGCGCTATCTGCGCCTCCGAGGGCTTCGACTCGTTGCGCATCCTGCGCACGATGGCGTTCACATCGCCGGAACCGCACCAGCGACCCGTGCTGTTGTCCGAGTAGAAGCGCTTCACCGCCTCCAAGGCCTCGCCCAGCGTCATGTCCGCGCGAAGCTCCTCGTGGAACGTGCGCGCCTCCAAGTCGGTGATGGCCGCGTTGCCGTGGTGGACGCGAATCTTCGCCAGCACGAGCGTGCTTTCCTTGAGCGTCAGCATGTCAGTACTCCTTCCCGTGATTGGTTTTCGGCGGCTTCCTCGGCCGCGTAGTGGGCTATCAGTGCCGCGTTCGCGTCCTGGTTGGCCTGCGAACGGTTCCACGCCGATGGCGAGGGGCGTGCGGTCGGCTCGGGTTTGGCCGGCAGCGGGTCATCGTCCCAGTGTTCGCCGTCCAGCCAGTTCGCCGGGGTAAGCGTGTAGCCGGGTTCCCGGTTCGGGTCGGCGGCGTACCTCGACGCCTTGGCGATCAGGAACGTGTTGTTGGTTTTCCTCCGCGCCTTCCGCCAAGCCTCGAAGGCCTTGCGTTTGCCGGTCTTGCGTGGATAGGTCTGCCAGAACTGCTCGAACTCGATGGGATAATCCTCGTCGGCGCTCTCTGCGGCCCCCTCGGCTTGCGAGGGGGTTTGGGGGAGAGAGAATTCTTCGTTAGAAGAATTCTTTTGGTTATTGGTTATTGGTTCTTGGTTCTTGGTTAAAGAGTCCCAGCGTGACTCGGGTGTGACATTCGAATTGTCACGGCGTGACATGCTTGTGACATTCGTTTCGTCACAGCGTGACTCGGGTGTGACATCGGCTTCGGAACGCTGCTTGCGCTTGCGGTTGCGAGCACCCTCCGCCCTCGTCTCCACCTGTTCGCGGCTGGACTGATGGGAAAGATAATCGTGGATGCGGTAGGAGCCGTCGTCCGAACGTTCGAACATGCCGACCTTGATCAGCGCTTCGATGTCCTCTTCGGTCGCGTTGAGCTGGTAGATCACATCGTCCTCGCTCATCACGCCGTCGTTGAGCACGTCGGAACAGAAGGAAATGGCCATGCAGTACACTCCAAGTGCGCTCGGACGCATACGCTGTAGCTTCAGCACTTTCGTGTTCGAATGGAAGCCGTTACTCAGCTTCCCGTAGCCCTGTCTGGCCATCAGTCCGCCTCCTTTCTCTTGTCTCTTTGGTATTCGGCTATCAATGCCAGCAGTTCGGGGCTGGCGGCGATTATCTCGCTGGGCTTCAGCCCCTCGCCATTGGTCTTGGGTTTGCGGTGGTAGCCGCCACGCAAACCGGTGCGACGGCTGCCACCGATGTAGGTATGAGGGTTAATCCTGGCCATCGTCCGGCCCCAACGCCAAGCCGTCGTTCAGCAGGAGCGCGAACAATTCGAGCGGCATCCACACGAGCATCGGATTGGAGGGCACCGGCCTCGATTCGCCGCGCAGCCGGTTCGCGAGCTCGCGGCGAATCCGGTAGTCCGGTCCTAACACGTGCCCCATGTGAGTGGCGAGGAACCGTTCGAGCGTTCCGATGTCGAACACGGCCATCTGCCGGGCCATGCCCTTGAGGCTTTTCACGCCCACGCCCCTGCGGTGTTGGATGAGCACCCCGTAGGGAGTGTCCATGTTCGCCATCTCCACTTTGAGCTCCCGCCAATGCTTGCGATAGTTCGGCATCTTCGTGTCCTTGCATTCCACGCACACCGGCTCGCCATGGAACATGACGCCGATCAGATCGCCCTGGTCGGCGTTGCCATGCAACGGCATACGGTCGATGCGCGTGTCCTGCAAAGCCCACGCGAGGTAACGCACCGTCCACGTCTCGAGGCTTGTGCCTTTGCTTTTCGATGGGTTCGCCATCATCTCTCCAATCCGTAATCCGCATACATTTCGTCGGCTTCCTCCGCGCACATGGGGCATGGAATCGGTCTTGCCGGGTACAGCGGGCACCCGTGCTTCTCGCAGACCGGTTCCACGTCCGGCGGCGTCTCGTCGTGATACAAATGCAGCATCAGAAGCTCGGATCACTGGACCATGGGTCGGAGGCCGGAGGCTGAGACTGCTGGAAGCCACCTTGCGACTGCTGCGTGTAACCGGCCTGCGCGCCGTAACCCTGCTGTCCGCCGGTCTTCTGGCGAACGTTGGTGATGGCCACAGCGCTGGCGTTGACGTTGCAGCTTGCGGCGGGCTCGCCATTCTTGTTCGTGTAGGCGTCGAGGCCGCTGATTTCGCCCACGATGGTCACGTCCACGAACTGGTCCTGATTCTGACGCAACTGGCTGATCTGGTCGAACACGGGGTTGAGGTTCGCGTAGCCAGCAGGCCACACCGAGTAGTACTGTTCCGGCTGGCTTTTCCAGTTGCCGTTCCGGTCACGGTAGCCGGGCGTCACCGATACGCTCAGACACCGTTTGCCGTTCTGCGTTTCTCGCACGCCCCATGCCGTGCCCTGGATGATGATGGTCGTTCTTCCCGCCATGGCCTACTTCCCTTCCTTGACGCTGGCCTTGAGCTCGCCCAACACCTTGTCCAATTCCGCCTCGCTCAGGTCGGCGAACGATTCCGACGCCATGCCGGTTATCTTCGCGACCGTCTGCAAAGCCTCCTGCTCGTCGGTTACGCCCAACCGTTGGAAGCGGCCGATGGCCTCAGCACGCTTAGCCTCGACCGGGGAGACCGAGGGCCGGGCTTCCGGCTGCGACTGCTCCGGTTCGTCCACGCTCACGTCAACCGGCGAATCGTCAGCAGTCACGGTGGGCAGTGGACGGAACACGTCGGAATAATCCGGGGTCTGGTCGTCGCTTGCTGCCGCGTCGCGGGCCTCCACGCTGACCGGCAGGTAGGGGAACGCGCGTCGGATTACCGTCTTCTTCGCCATGGCCTCATAGTCGGACTTCCACGGGCTGACAGCCTTGCCGTAGCTGGGGCTGCGTTTCGCAGCCGCCTCGATCTCGTCGGCGTTCATCACCTGGAAGTAGTGGCCACCATCCTTGAAGTTCGCGATCATGTACACGTGGGTGAGCTTGCCGGGCTTCGCGCACGGCACATGGCGGAGGTCTTCATTAAGGCCATAGCTGTAGGCGAATTCGTCGCCCTCATGGACTGCTCGGGCGCTGATGTCCCTGATCTGGCCGCTGCGGCGTGCGAGGTCGATCATGCCCTTGTAGCCGATGATGAGCGTGGCTTCCTTCTGCCCGGTGCGGTAGTTCTTGTTCCCGTAGGGCAGGATGTAGGCGCGTCCCAATCCGTCCACGTTCGACGGTTCCAAGCCCAAGGCGGCGCATTTCATGAAGCAGGACAGCACCGATTCCACGCAGCAGTTGGCGAGCTGCGGTTCGCGGTTGATGGTGCTCACGTACATCTGGTAGAGGCGCTGCGGGCTGAGGTTGTTGCCGATGACCGCCACGATGCGCGGCCAGCTCCTCTCCAACAGGTTCTTCATGTTCTGCTGCGGGTCCATCGTCTGCATCTGCATGTTCTGCGCCTGTGTCGCTAACTGTCCCATAATCGGGTCTCCTTTACTTGGTTTTCTTCGGTTTGATTTCGGTGAATCGGAAGGTGCGGCCCTCCCACGGCTGCACGACCCGCGTGTAGCCCTTGCGCGTGCTGTGCTTGTAGGTGGCCTGCATGTTGCCGCAGCGCACCCCCTCGTGGTCTCCGATATAGGGGAGTATGCAGTCCTGCAACTCCTCCTTGTGCTGCTTCAACGCGCTCAGGTCGGCGGTCGTCTGCTGGTAGTCGGCCATGAGCCTGCGCAGATCGGTGCTGTCGCTCATGTCCTCGATGCCCTTCGAAGGCTCCGGGTACGCCTTGGCCACGTCCGCGCCGGTGAGGGTGGGCATTTCGTCGCGGGTGACGAAACCCCAGAAGTCCTCGGCGGCTTTGATTACAGCGTGAATGTCGTCCTCGTCGCGCTCGAACCGCACCTCGACCGGTTCCGACTCTCCGATATCCGCGTAGAACACGCCCCACGTGAAGCCGGTGACGGCCATGTAATGCGTGACCTGCGCCATGTAGTACTGCGGGGCCACGAGCTCGCCCGTCTCGTCGTGCCAGTCGGTGCGCCCACGGTTCGCGTTCGCCGTCTTGATCTCGAGAATGCCCCACGAATCGCTCTCCTCGTCGTAGACGAAGCCGTCCAGCGAGGCGTGCATCAACGGATGCTCCTTGGACACGAGGCTGATGTCGGTGCCGTCGATGACCTGGTATTCCGGGTGCAGCTGGCGGAACCGGCGGCGCAGCTCGACCTCCAAGGCGTTGCCCTTGACGATCGCCCACTTGCCGCTGATATCTTCCGGCTGCTGGCGGTTCGTCTTCTCCAACCACAGGTCGTAGGGGGTCGAGTACGGGTTGAGGCCGAGAATCGTGCTCATGTCCGAGCCGCCGACACCCAGTGCGCGGAACGCGTGCCACGCACTCTCACGCTCCTTCTTCGTGTGCTGGCGGAAACGGTGTACGTCGAACAGTCCGGTCGCCTTCGCTGCCATGTCAACGGTCACTCGCTTCATTCCTGCTCCTTAGCCTCGATTTGCTGACGTATTCCACTCGCGCGCTCACCCTGCGCCGTTGCCTGTCGATGACGACCATGTTCGGCAACGGCATCACGTACAGGTACGGGTTGCCGGTCTGACTGTTCCGGTCGCTGATCAGATCCATAAATTCCACGATGAGTTCGCCGGGCGTCATCCGCAGGCCCTCGTCCGTGATCGGGCTCCATAGTTCCACCGTGTCCGTCATCCATATCCTCTCCGACGAGCCGTAGCCCGGCCTCGTGGATGCTCAGGCCGATGAGGCTCGCCAACGACTGGCATGTGGGGTGTGCGGTCAGGATGTCCAGGTTGGGCAGCAGCCGGGCCGCGACCGCCAGCCACATGTCGTTGTCATCGGCGCTCATGCGGCCTCCGTCCTGCATTGCAGATCGTTCTCGGTCGCCCAGCGGGTCAGTTCGTCGATGGGGTAGACCACCTGGCGTGTGTCCCTTTTCCGGCCTTCGCGTTTCACCCCGCGTTTGCGGAATCGCGGGCCTCCTCCCGTGTAGCGCAGGTTCTCAAGCGTGTGCTTGGCGACCGTGTGGTTGAGGAATTCGACGGCCTGTTTCGTGGTGAGCTCCCGAATCGATTCATCCATCGGAGTATCCTTTCTGTTGAGAGTTTTTCTTCTCGCCCCCGTGCCGGCGGGGGCTTTCTTTTTTTGAACTTGCGTTCGTGGACGGCCACGGAGTCGAACCGTGGTCCCGGTCTTTGCCGCGCACACATGACCTACGCGATCTGGCCGGGGGCAACCTGCACCGCCCTGGGCGGGATATCGGAGAATAGACCAAAGCCGACATCCCGCCGGTGCAAGAAAACTGACACCGTATCTGTCAGTCGGTTTTTTCAGTTATCAACATGGGTTACCGGTTTTCCTTCCGCTGTGCCGACGGGTTCTCCACGCCTGCCGGCAAGACTGTTATTCGACGCCCGCCTCGCTCAAAACGAGGCATATGAGTCGCAGGGGAATGAGTCCGAAGCCCATGAGCGCGGCCAAACCGTTGCCGATGGGGTGCGCACACCCCATGTGGGACAGCATCCATCCGATGCACGCCGCGCACACGACGCTCCAGAACACGAGACGGCGCATGAAGCCACGGGACGGTTCGCCCGGTTCCGGTTTCCGGTAGCCGCTGGAATGACGTCCATACTCTTTGGCGTGCATCAACGCGTCTCCTTGTCACTGCGCTGCCGTTCGGTGATGGTCTTCTTGATTTCCGTAAGCGCGGTCTTGTTGAGATGGGTGATAGCCAGCGCCGCATGCGAGGTGTCGAACCAGAGCGAGTAGCTGCCGTCCTGTTCGCGCCTGACGCTGAACGAGTCCTTGCCGCCGTAGTTGAATTCTTCGACAGACATCACGCCGCCTCCTTGTCGGCGAGCGCGGTGGCCAAGGTCTTGACCGGGTCTCCGCCCGATAACTGCTGTGCGGCCACGAACGCGGCGAGGCTCATGTCGTCGCCGTCGAGCCATTTGGCGATGGTCATGCGGTTGCGGTTGCTGGCGTCGGCGATGCTGGTTATCTTGGTCTTGGACAGCAGCACGCGGTTGCGGGTGTCATGGGTCGCCCGTTTTGCGACTTCAATTGCTGGTAGATTAGACATGTGCAACTTCTTTCGAAGAGGAGGGGAAAATGAACGCTGCGGAGTTTCTGTATGATTTCTTCGACAAGGAAAGTGTTTATGATGCCGACCAAGCCGGATACCGTTTCCCTGATTTGGTCGCCGCTCTCGATGAAATCGGGAAAGCGATTGACCAGTGGGAAAGGGAAGGACGACGCGTCAAAGGATTTCGCTCTTCTCTGCCTCGGTGGCGTAAATCCGTGACGATGGCGTTCACGGATACCGGCGAGATTCGTTGGGATGAGATCAGCGGCCCCGTTGGCACGTCCGATTTCATGTCCGACGCCGACAAGGACTTGTTGATGTACGCGGCTGAGCTGCTTGATTCATGCACGCTTCGGTTCACCGAAGAGCAACGGAACAATGTCAGGAATCTCGTCAGCGAGGCCAACACTGTCCTCAGAGGAATCGCGGACGGCATGCCCGATGGTCTGGCCTTGTACCTGTCACGGCTTCTGAGAGAAACAGAGACCGCATTGGACGAGTACGCCATCACGGGCGATTTCGTGCTTGACCGAGCAGTGAGCCGTTTGCGTGAGGCGTTGGACATTGCCATGGTGCAGACCCCCGAAGATAAGCAGTCGATGTGGGATAAAGTCAAGGATTTAGGTAAGCAGCTGGCTATCGGGTACATGATTGAGGCTCCGGCTCTTGCTCTGACCGCCGCCCAGATGTTTCCGCCCCAGATCGGCGGTTGACCTCGGTAAGGATGTTGTTGGATACCGTCACCTCGTATTTGTCGATGGCATCCTTGGTCAACGTGCCTTCACGGAGCATGCGGCGTATGTCCTTGCAGAAACCCATCACGAGGTTCATATACAAGTGCAGTTCCTTGGTCGAAAGCTGTCTGAAATCAGTTGAGGACATCTCAACCACCTCCAGTATGTAAGCTTGTGATTACTGAAAAGTAATGTTAGCTAACGCTTACAATTTAAGCAAGTGCGGCGTGTCTCCATGTGCTTACACGTATGTTTGAGCCATGGCAGCAAAGATTGAATGGACGGCAATGGATTACGCCGCAAAAGATGCCTTGGCGAAGATAATTGATGATTCCGCCTTGGCGTATAGAGTGATTGCCGAACGCATGGGTGGTGTGGTCAGCCATGTCCGAGTCGGATATATTCACAACGGCGAGAAGTCACCCGTTCGTCTTTCTGAATTTTTGGCGATCTGTGATGTGTGCAATGCCGACCCGGTGCAGACGTTGCGGGACATCATCGCCGAGGCCAGCCGCATCGAGGCGGAACGCGCCGCCGACGAGATGGCCGACCGCATCGCCGCCAACCCCGAACAGTTCGACGTAGCCGCGAACGACGACCCAAACAAGGAAAACGAAGCCACCACACCACGCGAATAGAGGCTTTATGGGATATGAGGATCTACTCGCCGAAGCGTTGAGACTCGGCGTCAAAGTCCGGGAACGAGAACTATCGCCCGGACGCTGCGGCTGCTACTACGAACCCACGCGACTCATCATCATCGACGAGACGCTCCCAGACTTCGCCCGGCGTTGCACGCTCGCCCACGAGCTTGCTCACGCTAGGCACCACGATCGAGGCTGCGACCCGAACGGGTCAAAAGCCGAGAGACGAGCCAGACGCGAAACCGCGCTCCGACTCATCAACCCGACCGAATACGCAATCGCCGAACAAATGTACGAGGGAGACAGCTATCTCATCGCACAGGCGCTCGACGTGACCGTACAGGTCATAGAAGATTACAAAGAACTGCTGCACGACCGTGTGGCCATGTAAAAAAAAATAAAGCCCCGACCAGGAAAGGTCGGGGAGTGAATCAGTGGATTAGTACATCATTGGAGGCGGATATGGTTTTTCTTAGCGTAAGCCTTCAGCGCCTCGTAGACCAGAGCATCCTGCCGAGCATCATCCGACGCACGGTGGGATTCGTCGTCGCCGATTCCCAGCACCTGGACCAGAGTCACGAGCTTGTGATTGGGCAGCTCGGGAAGCAGCTGCTGCGCGATGGGCAAAGTGTCGATGACTGTGGAGGCCGGCATATGCAGGCCCGCGTCTATGACGGCGTGAAGCAGGAACGGAACATCGAACCGTTGAATGTTGTGCCCGACAAGCGCATCGGAGCCGATGAAACGGAGAAATTCCGGCAAAACCTTGTCGATGGTCGGCTTGTCCGCCAAATCGGAGTCCGTGATGCCTGTGAGCCTGCGCACCTGAGGCGGAACCGGCATGGACGGATTGACGAGTTGGCTATATGTGGAGACCGGTTTGCCGCTGCGAACGCGGACCGCACCAAGCTCGATGATCTTCTCATTGGCGGGGTCAAGACCAGTGGTCTCAAGGTCGATGGCGGTGTAGTCTCCTTTCATCGCCTTACGGACATCGCCTTTCCCGACAGACTGTCCATTGGTCTTTGGTTTTTTCCGGAAACGAGCCTCTGGGTCGGTCTTCTTCGCCATCATGCCGAACGCGACAGCGAGAATAGCGCAGCCGACGAGTCCCGCAGGGCCGTCCTTGGCCACAGAGGTGACGGCGTACAGGGCGCTGGCCGCGAACAGGACAGTGAGGAGTATCCATAATGTGCGTTTCTTCATGAGGGCTTCTTTCTCTTGGCGTCATCCATTGGCGCGAATGAGTCCAATCATACAGCCGCAGCAATAAAAATGCCCTGCTGACGTTGCAGCGTCAACAGGGCGAGTGAAACATCGACCAGCTTGCTTATTGGAAAGGAGGATGCTTCGCCTCCCATCCTACACGGGGCGAAGCATACCCGAAATGGCGAACGTCACCAGATACAAGACCAGCAAGGGTGAGACTCGGTATCGAGTACGATACCGCAAGCCGGACGGAACCCAGACCGACAAGCGTGGATTCAAACGGAAGGTAGACGCGGAAAATTGGGCGGCGAAACGAGTCACCGTCGCCAAGGCCGAAGGCACGTACATCGACCCGCAGGCCGGCAAGGCCACGGTCGGAGAACTGGCACCGGCATGGTTGGCCAAGAAGAAGCTAAGCACCAAGCCCAGCCATTACCGGAACCTCGAAGGCGCATGGGAGAAGTGGGTGAAACCGGAATGGGGCAACACCCCGGTATCCGCAGTCACCCGCGAGACGACGCAACAATGGGTCACCGGAATCAGCCAGGGCAAGACCGTCAAGGACGAGCGGGGCAACGAGATAGTGCTCGCCAAACCCCGAAGCGCCAGCGTCGTCCTCCGCGCCCACGGCGTGCTCGCCGGAATATTGGACGACGCGAAGAAAGACCGGCGTATCCCGGACAATCCCGCGAGGGGCATCGAACTGCCACGCAAGCGCAGGAAGAAGCATGTGTATCTCACCGCCGAACAGCTTGACCGGCTGGCAGGCAGCGTCACCCCATGGAGACGAGACCTCGTCCTCGTGCTTGGACTATGCGGCATGCGATGGGGCGAACTCATACCCCTGAGGGTGATGGACGTCGATCTTGAAAAGCATCGTATATATATAGGAGTGAGCGCGCCGATGGTGGGCGGCGTCATCATCCCCGATGACACCAAGACCTACAAGGCCCGCGCCATCATGTACCCGGTCGTGCTGGACCCGATCATGCGCAGACTGTGCGCAGACCGGAAACCCGGCGACCTGTTGTTCGAACAGCCGGGACGCGAGGGCATGATGATACGCGAGTGGGGTAATGCGAGCCGCGATGACGGTTGGCTGTCGGTCGGCCTGCGGCGTGCCGGCATACCCGGCCACCTCACAATCCATGACCTGAGGCACACGGCCGCGAGTCTCATGGTCAGGGCGGGCGCGAACGTGAAGGCCGTGCAACGGCAGTTGGGGCATAAGAGCGCGGCCATGACGTTGGACGTGTACGCCGACCTTTTCGATGATGATCTGGACGAGCTGTCGGAGCGCATGGGTGAGATGCTGGCGCGTGAGAATGTGGGCAAAATGTGGGCAAATGAGGTTTCGAGAGCCGCATAATCGAGACGGGAGTAGGTCTGAGCGGCTTTTCTCCGTAGGGTTCGAGTCCCACCGGAGGCACCTTCGCTAGACTGTGGAAAATAGCCGCTTTGCCTTACGGGAGTAGGGCTGAGCGGCTTTTCTTATTCCCACGGTTTCCCGCGTATTCTCACGTTTTCCCGAGATAATGTGGGCAAAATGTGGGCAAAATAATTGAGCCCCGCAGTCATTAAGGCGCGGGGCTCTCACATTGTCCTCCGAGTGTCAGCAAGGTGGACGGGTCCAGTCTAGCATTTCGACACGCGCGGTGTTTCCCGACTTGATTATGTACCCCAGTTGGGGTACAATGGAGGTGTCAGCAAGGGAAGGACCACAAAATGGCACAGGGCAACAAAATCATCGGCAGGGACCGATTCAAAGAGTTGGTTTATGCGCAGGCGTTCAGGGAGCACCGCCACTTCTATGCGTTTCTCTACGGGGAACAAATGTGCGTTTTCCGCAGCCGTCGCCGCCGTGATCGTTTCGTGCATCTGTTTTGTGAGGACGGCATCGAGCGCGCCCGCGCGTTGGATTGCAGGAAGGCCAGGCGCATCATGGTGGAAACGGCATGGGAACTGCACGAGGGTTTCCGAACGAAGTGGGGGCCGAAAAGCCGTGCGCTGAGACTTGCGCCGACGTACAAGCTCTGCCGGATCTACGCCCATCGTTACCCCGACCGCGTGTCGACACGGCACTGATGATCTCTTCGGACGGAAAGGAAAAGACAATGGAAAAGCAGACCATGTGGCGGCTCGTCTGGAGCCAAGTCCAGGAGGCGTCGAAGCCGTTGATGACCGATCGCGGCGAAGAGGAATGGACCATGTACGGGCCGCCCAGCCGCATGTGGCAGCCGGACCCCGATCACTTCACCGCGACGGTCAGCCTCGAGAAGCTGGCGGATTGCGACGAGTGGGAACACGTGGATTCGGAAACCGCGAAAGGCTCCGACAGCACCGACCCGCAGCCGTTCGACGAGGCCAAGGCTCGGTTGCTGGAACGTCACGGGCTGGCGGACTCGGACATTTCCGACGAAATCGAACCGTGGTGAGCCGAAGAGTGGTACACTAGAGGTCAGACGGTGCGTCACCCTTCATTGAGGCGAGTTGAGAGCGTTTTCGTTCTTGAAACGTCCAACGGCTTCCCTTTGGGACTTCATTGGTTTGGCCGGCCTTGGCGACACACCGTCAAACTCTTCTTCCATTCCTTCTCCTCACTTTTCATGGAATGCCGAATCAGGCAAAGGAGAAAACATGAATCTGAAATCACGCCGCGAGTCATTGGGCCTGACCTTGGAACAGGCGGGCAGGGGTATCGGAGGCAGGCAGAAGGTGTATCGTTTCGAGTCCGGCGAGCGTGATCCACGGCGAATGAGGTTGGACACGGCGCAACGATATGCCGATAATCTCGGGGTGACATTGGATGCGCTCTGGGAACTGTGCCAGCCCCGATAATGCGAAATCGGCCCCGTCCGGCCGCAGTCAAGCTCATGGAGCTGTCTGCGATGCCGGGCGGGGCCGAACCGTGCGTGATGGTCATGCGGCGAGGTCGAGGCGTTGTTTGATGGCGCTGACGCCGATGAGCGCGCCGGCGAGGATGCCGAGCGCGTTGAGCGTGGTCACTATCGCATCCACGTGGGGCCAGCCCCATGCGGGGCCGACCGTGTTGACGAACAGGGCGAGTGCGGGCAGGACGATGAGGCCGAGCCATTTGAGGATGTCGTAGACGCGGCTGGGGATGAGCCAGTCGGGCACGTCATGGGTGACGTCGACGGCTTGGGGCCAGTCGCTCGTGTCGATGCCGGGGAGTGTTTCGCCGGTGTCGGCCGGGGTTTTGCTGTCGGTCATGTTTTGCTCCGATCGATGATGGGGTGGTGCCGCCGTCGGGGGTGACGGCGGCACCGGTTGGGTTAGCGGCAGGTCACCACGTCGCCCGGGTAGTAGACGTTGATGTTGCCGGAGGGGACGGTGCAGCGGTTGACGCTGTAACCGTGTGAGGTGGCGAACTCCCATACCGTGTCACCGTACTGGATGGTCTTGGAGACCCCGTTGGACGGCATGGTTGCGGAGACTCCGCCGTAGGTGACGACATCGCCCACGTAGTAGCGGTTGATGTCACCGCTTGGCGTGTGCCATGCGGACAGGGGCCATGCGTTGTAGGCTACGGCGAGTCCCCAGATGGTCTCGCCCCACTGCATGGTGTGGCTGATGCCACCAGTGCTGGGAGTGGGCTGGGGGTTGTTCGGCTGTGCGGGCGCGGCCGGTGTGGCCGGGGGCGTGGAGCCGCCGGTCGGGTTGGCGTACAGGTCCCACTGCCATGCGTCGCCGCGGAACAGGTTGAGGTCGATGGGACTCCACGTGTTGACGACACCGGTGCCACTGTACTGTCGCATGGCCTCGCCGTACGCGCCCAGCATCCACGGGTTGGCCTGATAGCCGGTCGGGCTCATGTTCGCGTACTGCGCGATCCACAGGCCGTATCGGTCGCGGATGTCCTGCGGGATGGTGCCGGCCACCGGGCCGGTGTACAGCAATGGGCGCACACCGCCGCTCAACCGTTCGCACTCCGCCATGAATCGGCGTACCCAATCCCAATCGCCCCATGCGGGGTTGTCGTCCATCTCCCAATCCAACGCCACGATGCCGTGACGCCAATAGTTCGACGTGTTGCGATAGAAGAATTGGGCTTCGGCCTCCGGGTTGCCGCCCATCGCGTAATGGTAGAGGCCGAATTTCTTGCCGGATGCCTGCGCCTGGTAGATCATGCGGTTGGCGTCCGTGTTCACACCGGACACCAAGCAGTTGTTGTTGACTTGCCCGGTGCCCCATGTGGTGCCGACCACGATAAAATCGGCCTGCATGTTGTACACGTCCGCGCCGCACTGCCAGTTGCTCATGTCCACGCCCTGCATGTCCGCGTGCGCGGTCGCCGGGAGCAGCATCATGCAGATGGCGGCGGCCAGTGCCGTGACCTTGGCGAACAGGCGCTTATGCCATGGCTTCGGCTTGTCCTTGTTATTGACCATATGTCCCCTTTCTCGGGATGGATTGTTGTTTGTGGCCCACGGTCGTGGGTCAGGATTATCGGGGCCCACTCGGGGCCGTCAATGGAAAAGCCCCACACGGTATGGTGTGGGGCTAGAATCAGTCGATTTTGTAAAGGCGGGGAGTGAACGTCTTATCGACCTCGCCCGTGGTGTTGACGAAAATGTTGCATTGGAGAGTGCCGGCCTTCAAGGTTTTCGGCCCATAGTCCCTAGGTTCGAACGCGATTGTCTGTCCGCTGCCGTCATCGGGGGTGAGAGTGGACTGGATGCCAATCAACCATGAGATGCTGTCATACGGCCAGTCGGAGGCGTCCAGCGTGTACGTGCCCGCGTCCACATGGACGGAACATGTCAGGCTATCCCACGAGTCAACCTTTTGTGTGGTGGAGCCTTTGAACCGGTACGTGCCCGGCGATGGTTCCGTGACCATAACACCCGGGTCGGTGCCTAATGTTTTAGGCAGTCCGGTGACACGCGGATACAGGTTCGCTAATTCATAACCCCCCCCCTAAGGCTCGTGTTGTCGGGTCGCATCCACTCGTGCGCGGTAGTACCGGATTCCAACTGGATTCGGAGGTCGCCGTCCTTCGCGGTGGGCGTGGCCTCGTTGGAGATGACGTTGAGGAACAGGCTGACGGTGCCGGCAGGGATTGCCATGACACTGTTACCCAAGTTCATTTGGTCTCCCAGTTGCTGACCCTTGGCGTCGAGGCACTTGATGTTGAAGCTCAAACCGGCGATACTAGGGCCGCTGAGTTTCACGGTGCCCTGTACCGGGCATGGGAACGTCCACGACAGGCCACGCCATTGACCGGTGGCGGTGCCGGTGACGTGCAGCGAACCGTCAGTGTTGACGGTGGCGGTCAACCCGTTGCCCTCGGCGGGACCGTAGGACAGCAGGTTACGCGACAATACGGTAATCGGCACGGTTTTCGTAATCTTGCCGGCGGTCAGTTTCAGACTCGTGGACCCCGGTTTGATACCGGTTATTGATAGTGCGCCCATATTGGGGCCTCCTTTTATGGTGAAGGCCCCAATATCGGGGCCTTAGTTGAGTTTCCTGAGAATTGGGGTGATGGTTGCGTCCACGGTCTTGCCGGGCGAGACACTGACGAGCATCCGGTAGTCGCCCGCCGGGAGCGTCGCCTTGACCGTGCCATGCGAGAACAGGTCGATCCTGCCGTCCGTGGATTTGAGCTCGCAGAACGGGCCGACACCGTCGACGAGCGTGTGTTCGAGCGTGTACTCGCCGGCCGGCAGGTCCTGGGTGACGAGGATGGTCGCCCAGTCGGTCGCTGTGCCCTTCGCGTGTACCATGCCGTCGCCGGCCGCGGTGAACGTGATTCCGTTGCGCGTGGCGGGCAGGGTGGGCAGCACCCATTTGTTTCCCCATACACTGACCGGGATGGTCTTTACGATGCTGCCTGCGGTGATGGTGATGGAGGTGTCGCCCTCCTTGAGGGCGCGGACACTAGCCCCCCCCCCTAAACGCTGTTGTTGTTGGCATGATATTGCCCCTTACTGTTGTCTGACTGATGCGAGGTTCACATCCTTGATGGATGCCGTATACTCCTGCGATGCCGCATCGGGCAGGATCGTCACCTTGAGGTTCTTGCTCTCGCCGACGCGCAGGGTGATGTTGTCGATGGGTTTGCCGGAATCGTCCGTGACCTTGATGGACTCGGGCGCGTAGGCCGCGCTGATGGACACGGCGGCGGAGGTGAAACCGTTGACCGTGGCCGTCACCAATATGGTGCCGCCATGCCGCCACGTGAGCGTGTTGCCCGAGACCGTGGCGGTACCCGTGTCCTTGCTGGTGAACGTCACGCTCTTGGTGGTCAGCAGGTCGCCCACATGCCCGTCGGCATACGTGGCTTTCGCCCCCAGTTTCAGACTGCCGGATACTGGCAGCGACTTGGGCAACGCCATGCCCTTGTCATCCGTGATCTCGATGGAGACCACCGTGTCCTTGTCGAGCGGCCAGACGAGCTTGCCGTCGAACAGGGCGTTGTACGTGTGGCCTCCCATCAACGGTTTGCCAACACGTTTGCCGGAGTAAAAGGCTGGCATGGTCAGACCCCCTTCACAGTGGCCTTCTTGGCCGGCGTTTCCCCGGTGGGGTCCCTGCCGGGCTCCTCCGTGGTGCCTTCAGGGGTGCCAGGACCGGCGGTGCCAGTGGAAGGCAGTACGGCGGAAGCGCTCTCCGCCTTGTCCTTGACCGCCTGCACCGTCGAATCGATGGTGGCGATAGCCGATTCGCCCTTCGCCGCAACCGCGTTGGCGGTATCGGCCACGGTCTGCGAATCATTGGCGACAGAAGCCGCCGCCATACTGGCATTCGACGCGAGGACATTCAGATCGGACTGGGTGGCGGTCGCGGAATCCGCGGAGGACCGGGCGCTCAGCATGGCGCTCTTCGCCAGCATGGCGTTCGTTTGAGCTTCGGCCGTGATGGACTCCAGCGTGCTCAAGGCCGCAGCGGCCTTCGCGGTCGTGGCGGTTTCGTCGAAGAACACCAGCTCGTCCGGGTATTGTGCGGAAAGTGTCTCCGCCTCCGACTGGGTGGAAGCGTGGCGAACCTTCAACAGTTGGGAGCCGGCCATATCCTTCGGGACGAACGTGCCGGCGTCCACTTCCACGAGGTCCATGTACTCGACCCTGGCCGGGGAATTGGGCACCTCGACGTAGCGCGTGTACGTCTGCGGCGAATCAGCCAACTCCACGACCTGCCAGACGAAAGCGCTCGTCGTGGGCAGCAGGTCAACCGTCAATTCACCCGACGCGGACAAATCCGCGTCGAACGAGGCAGCGATGACAAGATTCTTCGCCGTGTCGAAGTGGCGACGCACCGGGCGGAACCGCATCGTGCCGGTGACCGGGTCCAGGCCGCCCTGATTGTTCGGTTTCTTGATGGAAATATGGATTTGGGTCATTATTTACTCCTCCTTATTGGATTCGATTGTTTCGGGTGCCACGTCCGGGCGAAGCTCGTCCGGCAATGATGGTTTCGGATGACGTTTCAGAAACTCCGGTTCGGCGACCTCGCAGAACGATTGCAGCCAATGGGACAGGCCGCGCACATAGGCCACGGCCTTGAAATACTTGCGTTGCACGTCCTCCAAATGCCGTATCTGCTCCTCCTGATAAGTGACCTGCTCCCTTAATGGGTCGATGATGCTGTCCGTGAGAATCTTCACGGCCTTGTCGGCCGCGTCGGCGGTGATGCTGTCGATATCGGCCTCGTTCTTCCGCCGGTTCGACCATGCGCCTACCAGTCCGCCAAGCCCACCACCACCGATGAGCGCGAGAATCAACGCCGACCAGAATTCCACGGAGCCGAATAACTGTTGGAATGGGGGCATCCCGTTCCCCTCTCTTTTTGGGAAAACCCACACGTTTCACCCGTTTGGACAGGCCAGACGGCGTGTGGGTTTTGGAGGTTGAAAATGCTGTTACGAGAGTTTTGGAACGACCGGTTTTGGCCGTACTGCATGGCGAATCTGCGTGAGAGCACGCGCGTGGGCTACGAGTCCGCGTGGCGGCTGCATGTCATGCCATACTTCGGTGGCATGGATATGGGCGCGATAAGCGTGGAACTGGTCGACAAATGGCTTGCGGATTTCGACACCGCGGGAGCCGCGCGCAAGGCATGGGCCGTACTACGCGCGATACTCAGGCGGGCTATCCGCTGGAACCTGCTGGACGTGGACATCACCAGACGCGACATCCAACTGCCGGCCAAACCTCATTACGAGCCGCGAATATTGACCATCCGCCAGCAGCGCACGCTGTTGCGGGGCTTTTACGGTCATCTGCTTGAGGCGTGGCTTATCTGTGCCGTCTCATGCGGACTCCGCACCGAGGAAGGATACGGGCTCGAATGGGGCGACCTCGACCTGCGGCGCGGCGTCCTGCACGTGGAGCGCGGCCTGCAATGGGTCGCCGGGCATGAGGCCGTCGTGCCGCCGAAAACCGAACTGTCCCGCCGCACGCTCCCGTTGCCGCGCTTCGCGGTCAAACGATTGCGCGAGCTCAGGCCACGCGAGGGGGGCCGACTCATCGGCACCCTCACCACGCCGCAAGCCGCACGCCAATACAAGGCCTACTGCAAGCGGCATGATCTGCCGCATGTGCCCGCACGCAACCTGCGCCACTCATGGGCGACGAACACTCTGGCGGCGGGAGCGGATATCGCCATCGTGTCGAAAATGCTCGGCCACAGCGATATCAAAACCACCGCGAAGTACTACCTCAAACCGGATATCACGGCTTTGCGAGACGCGCAACGCCTCTGGGAACGAGCCCTAATAGCCTGAACGGGATTCCCTAACCCGAATGCCGTATATTCTGTGCGGAGGCCATACCGTCACCACGAATGATGACGGCACATTCTACATCAACGTCCAATCCCCAAACGGGAAGAAAGCCGATTACGCGGCCTACACGATTGGGCCGTTCGGCACTGGTTTCGGCCAGGCCGGCGAGTACACCGCACAACGTTGGGATACCAGCGACGTAAACCAGATACGCTTCCGCCTGTGGAACACCAAAGACAACCGCTGGTGCGGGAGGGTCGCGATATTCGGAAGCTGGATCGCAATCTGGAACAGGCAATAGTTTTCCCTAACCCCTGTCACGGGCCAAGTCAAGATGCCGTATTCCGACAGGTATATCACTCTGGTTCGTGTCGGCCGTATTGTCACCGCCTGCGCGTATATCACGCTGACAAGCAATTTCACTCAGGTCAGCAACGTGTCCGTCAACGAGACAATCCCGGAGGGTTTCAGACCGTCCGGCGATTCCCGCGCGGTCATGCGCGGCACCGACAACAGCGGCGCGACCAGTTTCTACCTTTACGGCACGCCGGAGGGGAAAATGGTGTTGAACGGCACCGGATCTACCAGCCGATTCGTCGGCATATCCGGCTGCTGGATTACCGCGTAGCTTTCCCTAACCCAGCGTTCTACGACGTGGCGAGTACCTTACAGCAGCGACAGCATTTTGCTTACGCGCATCGGTGATATCTGTTTCATGGGTGGCAACGTAAAATTCAACAGTAGCGGGCAGAACGATTACACGAAGGCTCAGGAGAAGCTCCCCGAAGGGTATCGACCCGTCATCGTCAATACGCCCGTGGCCGTTTTCGGTGGTGAAACGACATTCATCTGTTACGGCGAGGCCAATGGCACCGTCACGATGCTTGGCAATCCGAACAGCGCGTACGCGGGATGCACCGGCGTATGGAGGACCGCCGACCCGATGCCCGCCGCATAGCTTCGGGACACTGGCTCAGGCGGTTGCACTGTCTTGCAGTGACCCCACGGGTCATAGCGCGTATGAGACGGTCATGCCGAACGCGTCCGTGCCCTGCGTGCCGCCCTGATTGGCGTAGGTCATGGTTCCGTTCGCGTTTGCGTTGATGATCTTCTGGTTCGCGCCGTCGCGTCCGCCAAATGAGAAATTCAAATCCATTGGGGGACGCCATCCTTCGGGCAGAGTGCCGAACGTGCCGTTGTTCCACGAGCCGGAGGCCGACGACTTCCAGTCGATTCGCAACGTCACCATCGGCCCGGACCTATAGCCTTTGACGGTGCCGTAATTGCCACTGATGAGGGTCGTGACATCGGTGCGGGTTAGGGAAAGCTACGCGGTAATCCAGCAGCCGGATATGCCGACGAATCGGCT